AGAGCTTCACCCTTAGAACCAGCATCAACTATAACACTACCCATCTCAGTTTTTACGTGAAATTTTGCTTCAGTTACAGAATCATCATCGTCATCTTTTTTCTTTTTCTTAAATGCATACGGTGTTTTTGGAGGGCCTGCACCACCGTCAAGATTACCAGTTACAGATGCTTCTTCTATTTCTTTTTTAATTAACTCTCTTACTAGAGCTTCTAATTTTTTAAGAGGTATGGACATTTTTTATCTCCTTAACTAATTCATAATATCTCATTAGTGTTAGAACTTGTTTTTCGTTAACTATCTTACCCTTTGTCATATTATCCATTTGATTAACAGCTTCTGTTAATTTTATTTTAGTAATGGTATCATTAACATTTGGTAAATGTTTTTTTAATTCTTTTTTAATTTTAGATGATTCAACATCAACATACTCTCTTAAAGAATTTGTGTTACTTACATTATTAATATAATGTTTAAGTAAACTTTTTTGTGATTCATTAAGTGATTTATATTTTTTATTAAATTTATCAACAAGTATTTGATATGCAAGCAATCTTAAATCTTTATCTGATTTATTATATTCTTTTAATACTTGTGATTTAGCCTCTTCTGAACTAATATTCTTACTTGTAATGTGTTCTAAAACAGTAAATTTAGCATTTATAGTTTGTTCCGGGTTAAATGTTTCATCTATAGTTTCTGCTTGAAATACGTTATAAATAGAAGCTAAAAGTTTATAGTTGGAAATACGACCATTGAAAAAGTCTTCAGAGTTATAATTTTCTTTTATTTCTTTAATTAAATTATATTTTTCATTACGTAGTTTTGAATTACTTAACTTATGCCTTGATTTTAACACCATATTCATTAAATCACTAGCTCTATTCTCAGATTCATAATGTTTTTCTGATAGTAGACGATACAATTGGAGTTCTTTGCCCAATTCTGTATCTTCGTTAAAATATTTTTTTACAATTTTAACTGATTTTGTACTTTTTCCAGCTAATACATCAGCTGTTATCTGTCTTGTTAATAATTCAAAAAGAATACTCGTATTCTTTATTTTAGAATGCTTTAATTTCCGAGTCATTACAAAATACTCCAATATTTAATTATATTTACTCATAAATAAATATAAAGTTACACAATAATTAATCATTTGATGTATCTTTAGTTAAAGAAGTTAACTCATTGTTATACTCTTCTTCAAGTTCAGATGTTTCATTTATAATTTTTGCATCAGTTTTACCAAATTTCATTGATTTTTTCAATTTATCATAGTGTGATAGAGCTAATGGTTTGCCATATTTAGGGGCACCACTTCCACCTTTTTTCATATCGTGAGCTCCAAGAGGGTCTCTACCTCTTGCACCACTATCTTTTCCATATTTATTTGCTTCTTTAGGACGACCAGCTCCTTCAAATCCACCCTCAGGTGAACCACCTTCACCATCAAATACTGAACCTGCTATATCATCATCTCCTGATTCATCGTCACCTGCAGCCGTCATATCACTTGGTGTACCAATTGAATCTCCACTTTTTTGTGGGTCGTTGCCTTCGCTCTCAATCTGAGATCGTCTAAATTTTTGTTTATAATCTTCTACAATTTGTTTATCTACATCTTTTATTTCATCATCAGTAAATTTAAATATATTTTTATAAATCCACTCCGTAGAAACCAATCCATCTTGTAACATAGACGAAGCAAGTGAAGTTTTATTATTCCACAACTCTACTTTTTCTTGTTCATATATTGTAGATGGGTTAGTTAAATCTAATTCAAAATTTACTAAATCTGAATCTGTGTACCCTTGTGCATATAAATGAACAATAGCAATCTTAGTTAACTCTGAAAGAGTTATTCTTTGTATTCTTTCGATAGTTCTTGCAAATCTTACATCTTCAGCAGCTAAAGTAGCTTTTGAACCAACAGATTCATCAAATCCCAAGAACGCTTTAGGGATTCTTAATGAAGATAATAATTTATTTTTTAAATATTCAATATCTTCTGTAGCTTCATAAGTTAAACCTGGAAGTGAGTCTATACCAGTTCCACTATCACCACCTCTAACTGGTAAGAAAAAATCTTCAGTTATGTTTTGCATATTATACTTTAAGTTATAATCACCCGTAGTCTCATCAACAACAGGTGCTTTTTTCATTTTGTTAATAACTTGTTGCATATAGTTGTCAACTTCGGCGGGTGGAATATTACCAATGTCTAATTTAAATATTCTCTTCTCTGGTGCTCTCATAATACGATGTATTAACATAGCATCTTCCATAAGAGTTAACTGTTTATAAATCTTACGAGCACCTTCAATTTGTGATTTACCATAAGGAAGATAATTAGAATCAGAAAGTAATCTGAAGTGAGCTACTTCATAGTTTTCTAATTCTTCTCTTGTAGCGGATGTTTCAGATTTATATCTATGTTCAGATGTAGCTGCTTCAATTAAAAATTTAACATACTCTGGATTCTCAGGATCTAATCCTTCCATTCTTGAAACATCATAAACTGAAAGTGGGACTACATTAGTAATACCATATTTTTCATCAATTTCTAATTTTAAAAAGAAATCACCATACTTACACATATTACGAACCCACGGCCATAAATTAAATTCTATGTTTAGTATATCGTAAAATAGGTTGTGTAATATTTCTTTAACTTGACTATTATCAGTTTTTATTTCTAAAACATCACCATACTCTGATTTCATAGTAGATTCATCAGCATATATGTCAAGTGCTGATGAAAGTATAGCATCAGTATCCATAGACTCATAATCTTTAAATAGATTTAGTCTCATTGATTTTGATAACAACGCATCTGAATACCCACTTAGCCCTGCACCAGTAAATATTTTTTGATATCTGTCAACAAGGTTGTTTTTTGATATTGATTGCGTACGACTTGTATCGGCAACTTTTAATCGTTTACCTCCGACATTGCGTACAATTACATTTGTACTAAATAATCTTTGTAGTCTACTAAATAAGCTTGTATCAGCCATTTTATACCTCTTTAATTAAGTAACCAATCCAATGATTCTTGTTCTTTACCTGTATTCATAGTCCAAGACTCATTTTGGTTATTTTTTGGTGTATAAACACCTTGATTTGATGTTATACTATTCATTGCTTTTTTCTGTAATGATATTCCTTCAGCTCTCAATCTAAGAGCTGTTTCTCGTATCCATAATCCCATAGCAAAAGACATTACCAAGTCATCATTATATCCACTCATCGCTTCTGCCCTACTACCATTATATATAAATACGAACAATTCATCTATTAATCTTTGTGAATGAACTGTTACTAATTTTTCTCTAAAAAATTCTTCTAACTTAGACACAACTAATGGTCTTGTCTTAGAAGTTAATGTAAATCCTGGTATAAGTTGTTGTTCAGTTTTATTAATTTTATTATTAATTTGTCTGTGTACATCAACTACCTGTAAATCTTTACTCATATAAAATAGGTTTTCATATTCCCTATCAATCACTTGTTGGATTGTAGCCCAACCAATGTTGTTATTCTCAATAACAAGTAATGCATTATTATATTCAGTAGAAATATTAACTAACATATTACCATAATCTCTTGTAGATATTCTACCTTTATATTCAGCTACTTGTTCTAAACTTTCTACTTCTAAAATATGAAATGCAGAATAGTCTGTTGCATCTCCTCTACTAACGTCAGCACACACCACATAATCTTTTGTGTAATTTGCTGGCTCCCATATCCAAATATTTGAATCAATACCACGTTTTTCCATTGGTTCTTTAACTTGTGTATTTCTATACTCTTCCAAAATTGCACCATCTACTACCGATTGACCAGAAGTGATAAAGTCACAATCACATTCTTGAGCTGCAAGAGATGGTCCTAATAACCCATCTTGTTCATCTCTCCACTCTTGTTCTCTATCAGGATGTACCGTCCAATGAAGTCTAATAAAATTAAAATCATTCAACCCATCTTCAGCATCCATCCAAGTTCTGTGAAACCAATTACCAACACCATTTGGTGTAGAAAGTGCTATACATTGTCCACCAGTTGAGAGAGTCTGTGATGCAGCTGCCCATATACTATCAATCCTATCAATAAATGCTGCTTCATCAAGTATTAGTAATGACAGTGCTTCTGAACGACCACTATCTTCACCACTTGATACAGCTTTTATTTGAGAACCATTTTTGTATCTCAAACTTAATTTATTATCCTCAACACATTTTTGTTTTAACCAACTTGGTAGATTAGCGTGCATTACACGAACCTTTGTTACCAAGTTTTTTGCTACTTCTTGTTTAGTAGCAATTACTAAAATATTTTTATCTTGATGAAATGTCATCATCCATAAAGAATACCCAGCAGTTAAGGTACTAATACCTAACTGACGAGCTTTTAATATAATATTGAATCTACTTTGGACAAAATCCTCTACTGTTTTTTCTTGAAAGTCATAAAGTCTGAATGGTATCTTACCCTTTATTGGGTGTTGTATCAGACAATATTTTTTCAAAAAATAAACTGGATCAGAAGCACATTTTACATACTCCTGTTTAATTACGTCTTTAAGTTGTCCTTGTGAATTTCTTTCCATTGTATTAATGTAATAAAATTGCAGTACCACTTCCAGATATTCGTTTAAGTCCAATTTCAATTGGGCCTGTAAATGATCCTGTTAAATGTGCCATTCTTGTTTCACCACCATCTTTTGCAATTAACTTAGTATCACCACCTGTTACAGCATGAGCAGAAATTGGAATAAAAGCTCTTACAGGTTGAACCGATCCAGTAAAGTCAAGTGCATCATTAATTCCACCCTTACTTCCTGAAAAGTTTGTTATTTTATTATAAAGTCCGTCTGAAGCACGAAGGTTGGGTGCATCCCTACTCGTTACATCAACTCTCTTAGTACCACTCTCAATTGTTGCCATTTATTTTCTCCTTTGTAGTTTTATTCCAGCTTGGCTTAACATCTCGCTAAAAGAAAACTCCTGTTGTAAGTCTGCTAATTTTAAATCTTTAAATAACTTTGATTGTACAATATTTTCAATAAAGTTAGTATAAAAAGTTTCAGTTTCTTCTACCTCTGTCTTATTAAACTTAGCGTATTCAACTGCTACATACCTTAAATCATAAAGTAAATTAATCATAGTTTTTAATTCTTTACCTTTAACCACATATATTTCTTCATCTGAAATCATTGTAGTTCCCCTGTATATAAATATATCACTTTAAAGAATCTTCTAATTTTTGTAAATGTTCTAATGCTTCATTCATTTGCTTTTTAAATTCTTCAGGATTCATTTGCCATTTTTCTTTATCTACCGAATACCCATCGGGTCTAAATTGTTCTAAAAATTCTGGAGCTTTTTGGTCTCTAAGTTCTGTTATTTCTTGTTTTTGGTCTTTAATCCAATCTAACTTACTTTTTATTATCTTTTTACTAATCCATTCATCATATTTACCTTCAATACGAAGTTTATTTTCAAAATCAACCTGACAATCAAAGCAATGGTTATATAATATCCAAGTTTTATCGTCTAATCTTTTTTTCATTACCTTATCACAAGAAGGACAGAACCAAGGCATTCTAGCTTCTTTCATAATTTCAGATAGTGGTGATATTTGGTCACCTATTTTTTGTGATTTACCAGTATACCCGACTTGTACTCTCTCCTCTGGTGCTCCTCCGTCTAAAATTGACTGTAATGCTTTATTCTGTCTCGAATTTTCTCTACTATATCCTGCCATTATAACTCCTTTTAAAAATTTAATAACCCTAAAATTTGATTGACTGGAGCAAAAGCACCAGTAAACTTATATGTTTTACCTTTGTATTTAAATACAATTCCTTCTAATGGAACTATTGATGATAATCCACCAATTTTTTCTAATTTATCTAATTGCAACTTTAATGTTTGTATTTTTTTTATATCTCCACCACTCTTAACTGTTTTGATTGCCGCAATTACATCTTTTCTTATTTTCTGTACAGCCTTATCAGGTGATGCAGCTAAGTAACCACTAATGTTTTTTAATATTTCAGCACCAACATCAAAGAATAATACTTCAAATGGTTTCATATTTTGTTTTACCCATTTTGAATGGTCAT